TTGACTGAGGGTTCAATATGATCACACAGAAAAAACTCAAAGAAGCACTACATTACAACCCAGACACTGGGGTATTCACTTGGTTAGTAAACCGAGGTAAAGGTCGAATTGGGCTTGAAGCAGGCTCTCCCCACTACACCCGCAAAAATGGAAAAAATGTACCATCCGGTTATATGTGTGTGCGTGTATTTAACAGCACTCAATTGGCGCACAGGTTAGCTTATCTATATATGACAGGTGCTTACCCTATCGAAGTCGACCACAAAAACCGTATAAGAAATGACAATAGATGGTCTAATCTGGAAGCTTCAACTAGGTCAGATAACAGTCGTAACACAAAAATAAGATCGGACAACACATCAGGCGTGAAAGGTGTAAACAGGGATAAACGTAGAGGTACTTGGAGAGTTAGGATACACAATAAAGGTAGAGAAGTTCACTTAGGTGAATTTAATACTTTTGAGGATGCAGTTAAAGCTAGGGAGTTAGCTGAGATAAAGTACGGATATAAATAAAAAGGGGCCGAAGCCCCTTTTTAAATGTGCCGAAGCTTAAGCCCCAGTCGTGTTGGTCTGATTGCCCATTGAGATACCCGCTGTAACTTTACCAGTGGTAGGAGTTGTGCCGACTACGACATACTCGATACCCAAGTAACGCTCAGTGATATCGTTAGGGAGTACCTGAACAGACATCTGCTTACCAGCAACAAGATCGGCTAGAGCAATAGTCTGCGACACAATTGTCGTACCTAGAGCAGTAGTCGCGCCTGTAGAGATTTTAACCTCTAGAGTCGTCAGGTTGTTAAAGTCTTCAGTTACCTGAACAAGAATTGGTACGCCAGCACCTTTACCGATATCACGGTTTAGTGCAGCTGCCGCATCATAAGGTGTTCCGGCAACGCCGAGGTCAACGACATTCGTAGAATCTGCGGATGCAGTAATAGATTGGTCGTCACTGAATAAAAGCTGTGCTGAAAGAATCATACTACGCGAGCCTCCGTGTTGATGATTGCGTCAGTCTCACGGATTGGGATACCACGGTAAGTCAGAACTTCCTTACCTTCGATCTCCATTGGAGTCAGACGGATGAACGAGTCAGATGCGCCAGCGTTAGTAGACAATGCATCCAGTGCTTCCATAACGTCACGGTTACAGTAGATCGCTACTTTACCACCCGCTACACGACGGTTCTGCAGCTGCCAGTAAGCCTTACGCATGAAGTCGTACAGAGCTACAGAACCTGCAGCCATGTTGCTCACATCGATGTTCGCGATGCGAGATACGTAGCGCCAGTCCTTAACAGACATACCAACGTGCCAGCGGAACAACTCTTCCTTACCGTAGTAAGCGTTGCCGTTTTCGTCAGTCAGACGCTGTTCACCTTTGTCTTCACGCTGTACACCCGCACGAGTGCCTTTAGGGTACAGAAGCTGACACTGGTTATCGCCCCACGTTACGAACCAGATTGAAGTGTTATCTGAGCCAGTACCGCCAGCATCGATGATCTGGTTACCGTTAGGTGCAGACAGATCGTTGAAGCGTGGTGCCAGACCCATGAACTCTTCAGGATCAGTTGCAGAGTTTCCGTAGAAAATCTTAGTCGCAACTTCTTGGTTCATAGCTTCAAGGTAGCTCATCGCTTCAGACAGACGCACTGCGCCTTCATTAGCAGAGAGTTCCAACAGGCGCTTATCGATGGTGCTCAGACCCTCAACAAAGCCAGTGGTATCTTCTACCTGAGCCTTACCTGATTTGCTCTGTGGGATACCTTGGTACAGGCGACCCCAAGTCACTGAAGGCAGACCAGTGCGAACAGTGTGCAGGTGAGTTGTGCCCTTGTTACACTCAACGGCGATAGCGTCGTCAAGAATAGGGTTCATTTCCGCAAGCATTTCGATGATAGGGATGTACTGCCCATTACCGTCCTGCTGCTTGTAGATGTCGATCAGATCGACAAAACTAGCTCCAAGCGTAGCCATAGTTAATTACCTCTAGTTATTTCCATAAAGGATTGATGCTCGATCTCTCTTCTCGCTCGGTGCCTGCGCTCCAGCGCCGGGATTATCCTCACGAGTCAATCGACCTACTTTCACCATAAATCGGATAACCTCGGGATGGTTGCCCACACCGTGTTCTTCCAATAGGGTTTTCAGCTCGGGCGTACCGAACTTGTCTAGCGCACTCCGAGCCACGCCGATGCTCTGTTCGAACTTATCGCCGCCGAACTCTTTGTCGCCAAGTGACTGTTTTTTCCAGTCGTCCATCAACTGATTGAAAGCATCGCCTTGAGCCTGTTCACGCGCCTGAACCTGCTTAGCCTGAAAATCCACGAGCTTCTGGGCCTGCTCTTGAGTCAGTCCGAGTTCCTTGAACATCGGTGTCGCCTCTTCTAGCAGTGTGCCGTCTAGCTCCATCCCCTCAGGCAAAACAAAGTCGGCATACGATTCACTAGAGGCATCGTCTTTGCCAGCTTCAACAGCCGCAGCATCCGGCTCAGCCGGGGTGCTGTTCTCCGACGCACCATGTTCTGGTGCATCCGAAGTCTTAGGTGCAGCAGTCACCAAGGACTCCTGCACGGTATTTTCTGTCTGTGCGGTGGTAATATCTGGACCGTCACTCATGTGTCTGATTCTCCTTAAGCATACGCAAATAGTTATCAGGCGCTGCTTCAATCAGTCTGTTCATTAAGATTAGACCAAAATCACGCAAGCCTGCCCTATAAGCGTGCTTTATTGTGTCGCCGTCAAAAGTCGAAGCGTACACGTTAGACCCTTCAAGCAGGTTCCACATGAACGTCCGACCGCCCTCTGATCCCATAATGCGTTGAATCTCAAGTGACTCCAACTCATTCTTGGACATTATAACAAGCCTGCGTTACGCATCATTGTCGCTACAGCGTTGTCCTCATCGAGTTTAACATCCGACGCGGTGCTAGCAATATCAGCTGCCTGCTGCATGCTATTACCCATCTGCTGCATCTGCGCGGCTTGCTGTTCTGCTGCGACGATCTTTTTAACCTCGTCATCAGAACGAATCGTTTTAGGGTTGATGCCCAACGCAATCGCGTAGTCATCAACCGCCTGTGTCGCATCAAGCTTATGACGCGCTTCAGGCCATATCGCTGCGAGCTGCCCGGCGAATGTAGCCGTACGTTCAATCGCACCTATACCAACCATCTGCTGAGCCTGAGCCAATACTGACACATACTCAACCGACAGGTCGCGCCCCGATAGCTCTTCAGGCGGGGGTGGCAATACGCCATTCTCCTGAAGGATGTTGAACGTACGGTCGATCAGCGGATCAAGCAGCTCATTGTGCAGGCGCTCCAGCACAGGACCCAGCATCAATAGCTTCTCCTCATGCTTCTCAGCAACCTCACGCGCTGTGATCTGACGACGATCATCGTTCGCCAACATCAAGAAAAGATCCTCATAGAACGCTCGCTTGATGCGACCCTCAGATGTCTGGTTCATCGCCATCATTGCGTTCAGGTCAGGTCGGAAGTCGTAGATCGACGTAAGGCCAGCACTTTGACCGTCGGTCCACACAACGTCGTTAGGCTGCAAGCCACCTGCGTTGATCTTGTTCTTCAGTGTAACGGGGCCTTGCAGCGGAGGAGACACAACCTTATCGAGGGCTTGATACAGACGGCGCTCTCCCAGCTGCAAGGCTTTCGTATCCCCGAGCGCCGTCATGCCGGGGCAATCCGTCGCATAGACATCTTCACCCGTGGTGTCCCAACGGGGTGCGAGGATTGGAAACTCTTGGAAGCCAGACCAGCGAAGGAACTTCTCTTCACCTCTCGAGCCACACTCATATTCGTAATAGATCGAACGGAACGGCATGTCAGTCGCCAGTGGTGACTGAGAGTCCCGGTCGTCATTAGGTTCGATCACATGGACGATCTTGATCCACGCTTCAGTGTTACCGCGTGCCCATAGCTGCTGCACATGGCTCGAGCAGTTGTCGATACCAAACTGCTTACCACACTGACCGACCGTGATCTCATACTCCCGGTAGAACGTGTCGATCGTGTTGCGCCCATCCGCTGCCAGCATGTAGCTGCCGACCGTATATGGGTGACACCAAATCACATTCTCGAAGTCGAGATACACGCCCATCGAAGCTGTGCCGAACACACCCAGCTCGGCGTACACCGTGTGCAGCGCGTTGTACAGATTCGACTCTGAGAACACACGATACATCAGCACCTGAACGTCGTGTAACCATTCCTTGATCGGTGCGTACTCATTCATCTCAGCCTCACCTGCGCTGAGCTTGAACCATGGGCGTGCCGGGGAAGTGATACCCGCCATCATACCCGAGGCAAGCGTACGCGCTGCGAGGCGTGAGGTGTTGTTGTACTGCTTAGTGTTGCGCTTGTGACCCTTGTTGCGATCAGAGGTCAGGAATCGACCGCGATGCGCGAGGTGGTAATCACTCAGCTCACGGTACAGCGGAATGAACGAGGAACGCTCTGACTTCAAAGCCTCGAGGCGTTTGTTATAACTCTTAACGTCAGGCATCCTGATGTTCTCCTAATTACTCATCGACCAATATGATCTCAAACTCCACCGATACCGATGCTGTACCGGATGTGACCTTAGCCATGAAGCCGATATCTGTTGGCCCCGCGTAAGGCCCGAATGGCACCTCAACTAAACCGAATGACTCAATCGAACCACCCGCAACACCTGCGACCACCGACTGAGCACGCATGGCTGTGTAAGGTGCAGCAGTCTCATCGGCATTGCCACGCTGGAAGAAGATGATATCCACCGTCTTACCCGAGTCGATAGAGACA